TGTGAATGCCGAGCTTTTCCTTGAACATGTTGATTGCCGAATCGGCAATAGAGCCAACGGCGCTGGTGATCTGCCCCAGTCCCGCGCGCAGACCGTTGACCAGACCGTTGACGAGCATGTTGCCGAACTCGGTAAAGCGGCTCGGCAGATCCACGCCGAGGTAACTCAGCACCCCGGCAAAGGCCTGGTAGATCAGGCCGATGGGGCTGAAGTTGGCGAGCGTGGTGAGAATGCCGCCGATGCCGCCGCTGAAGCCGGCTTTGATCTCGGTCCAAGCGTTGCTGAAGTAGAGTTTCACCGCGTCCCAGTTGGTGTAGATCAGGTAAGCCGCACCGGCGAGTGCCGCAACAACGGCACCAATGGCCAGCGCTACCGGGTTGGTTGCGAGGCCCCACAATGCAATGCTGACGGTTCGCAGGGCGGTGACCAGTGCACCACTTAGAGTGCTGGCGAGCAATCGAACACCTTGGCCCAGCATCGGGAGTGCATTGCGGGCCAAACCGGTGATGGTGGGCAAGAGCTTCTGCATGATTCGTAGCGTGCCACCACCCTGCATGCCAAACATTGCCATGCCATAGCGAATCACGGCGAAGGGACCGAGCAAGCTGGCCATGCCAATTGCCAGACCACCGAATACGACTGAGAGGCCGGCCACTAAGGCTACGACTTTGACCAGCCCGCCGGCGAGTTTCGGATTCTCCCGTGCCCAAGCACCGACCTTGTTTGCAACTTCGCCCAGGGTGTTGATCAGTTCCTTGAGTTCGGGCGCGACGGCGGCGCCGAACTCGGCCATGGCGTTGGTAAAACTGCCCTCGGCAGCTTCCATAACGTTGGTCAGCGTGCCGAGTTGCTCGTTGACCCGATTACGCAGGTCGGCCTGGCTCTGGAGCTTTTGCTGAACCTCGCGATAACCAGCCAGCCCTTTGTTCATCATGGTGTTGAGGGTGGTCAGTGTCTCGGCGTCGTCACCGAACAGCTTTTTGATGATGGCGCCACGGTCTTCATCGTTGAACGCTTTCAGTTTTTCAACCTGAGCGTAGAGATTTTCAAGGCCCGCGAAGTTGCCTTTGTCGTCCGTGAATTTGAACGACACGTCCTCGCCGGTTGCCTTGGCGATGTTGTTGGCTTTGCCGACGTTATCTTTGTCCAAGCCCGCTTGGAAGATTTTGCGGAACGCGTTACCGGCCGAACCACCTTCCATACCGGCTTGATCCATCATGATCAGCAACGGAGCCAGCTCATTAGCGGCCTCAATCCCGGATTTCTTGATCGTATCCATCACCGGGGCAATCTTGCTGAAGCCCTGCAGCATGTTGGTCGAGTCGACGCCCGAGTAGAAACCACGCTGTATGGTGTCCATCAGCGCCATCATGTCCTTCTCAGACGTGCGGGTGGCGTCCTGCATCTTCGCCGCGAACTCGGCGGCCTCAGTCACCGGCATCTTCAACTGCACGCCCAGGTATGCCGCCGCTTCGCCGGTACCTCCAAGGATGCTCTGCGCGCTGAGGCCTTGGCGGCGCAGCATCGTCATCATTTCCTGAAAGTCGGCGGTAGTGCCTGGCAGGCGGTCGCCCAGTTTCGTCGCGAGGTCGGTGATTTTTTGGAAGTCCTCAGCGACCTTGCCGGTGTCGTCCATCATCGACACCTTCAGCTGAGTAGCCGAATCCTCGTTCGGCGCGAATGCATCCACTGCTTGTTTCAACGGGCGGCTGATCGCATAGCCTGCCCCTAAACCGGCGGCACCATTGACTGCCATATCGCTGGCCAGACTTTGAGTCTTCGCCAGCCTGTTGCGCTCGATCGCCATGCGCTTCTGCTGCGCATTCAATGCTGCCAGCCGATTGCCCTGTTCACTGATGCTCGCATTGGTGGCGCCGATCTGCTCGCGCAACTGGCGTTCGTGCGTGCCGAGGTCTTTGGTGCTGATCCCGGCGCCGTATAGTTTCGAGCGTAGCGACTGCAATTGTTCCGACTGCTGCTGGTGCTGTTCCTTGAGCCGCTGAGCCTCGCGCACGGCCGTGCGGAAATCCTTGGCCATTGCCTTGGTCGGAACGCCCGTGGTGGCAAACTGTTGGCTGAGTGCGCGGACTTTATCGCGGGCCGAGGTGAGGGCGGTTTCAGTCTGTTCAGCGGCGGCGCGCTGGGTGCGCCAGGCGCTGACGTCTTTCTGCTGGGCGTTGAGTTCCTTGAGACGGTCGCGCGCTTCCTTGAGTGCCCGGGCAGCACCAATGCTGCCCTTGTCGATGGCCTTCAGGGGACCGCTCGCCCGGTCAATCGCGTTGAGCAGTACCTGAAGTTTCAAATCATTCGCCATCGGTGGAACTCCGCACCCTGGCGCGCTCGCGCCAGTCCATCAGTTCTTGCAGGCCCAGCTGGTCCATGTCAGCCGGCGCCCAGTGAAAAACCACAGCCAGATCGGCCATGGCGTCCTCTACGCAACGAGGGAGGCGTCCGTCCTCACCGACTTCTGCAACAAAAAATGCGCAACCTTGTTGCCGCAGGCGAGGAGGTCGGCCGGATCCATTCCGGCGGCTTCGGTGGCGGTGATGCTCGGCGAGGTAATGCGCGGCAGCACCTTGAGCAGGGCGGCGACGTCGAGATTCAGCAGGTCCACCAGGTGTACGCCGCGCAGTTCGCCGGAACAAGGCTTGCGCAGGGTGAGGCTGTCGATCTGACTCTTGCCGCGCTGTATCGCGGTATCGAGGATGACAGTGTTGTCATCGACTGCCGGCAGAGCTTCGGTATTGGTTTCTTCGGTGTTCATGTGCTGCTCCAGGTAATGGATTTAGGGAGGGGTTCAAAGGCCGATGGCGGAGCGCTGTTTCTCCAGCATGTCCTTGCCGTTGACCTTCTCGATGAAGTTGAGCAAGTCGATCTCGATGATTTCCTCGTTATCGACGATCAGCTTGTAGTAGGTGCAGGTGGTGGTGATGCTGTGTTCGGTGTCTTCGCCGGGCTGCGCGTCGCCCATCTCGATGGTTTCGTGGCGACCACGCAGCACAACTTCCACAGCGCTGACTTCGCCGGTGTCGTCCTGCTGGAACGAGCCGGCGAAGCGCAGGGCGACGCCCGACGCATTGACCGCGCCGAACTGTTTGAGGGAAATCAGATCCAACCCGCCGGTCTTCCATTCGAACTGGATGCCGTCGTCTGAAAAGCCGAGGTCAGCCTTGACCGGGCCATTCATGCCGCCGCCCCGATAGGCTTCCATCTTGCGGCCGAGCGGGGGCAGGGTGACCGACTTGACCACGCCCACGTAGTTGTTGGCGTCGTTGAAGAGGTTCAGGTTTTTGAGCTTGCGTGGCATGGCCATGGCGGTGTTCTCCGGTACTCAGGCACGGGTTGACCCCCCTTGGGGAGTCCCGGCTCAGCTGTTTACTTTGGCGGCGAAGTTGATGAGGTAGCGGTCAGTGATGCGCTGGCGCAGCGTGAGATCTTCCAGCGGTGGTACAGGCGTGTAGTCGTAGTCGATGTACAACTTGCCGGCCTTGAGGGTGTCTTTGTCGTTGACGTCTTCCGGGTACCAGCAACTACCGCCGAGCAGGTAGCCGTTGGCTGTCAGCTCGCGGAACTTTGCGTTATTGCTCTCGATGATGTCGCGCACCAGGGAGGGGTTCATGGGCTTGTCGATGGCCCACATCTGCGCCTCGGCCATGGTGTCGGCGAGGATTTGCGCGGTGCGGGTGTAGTTCTCGAAAGCAAACAGCGGATCGTCGCTGCAAGTGCGACTGCCCCAAAAACGAAAACCGCTTTCGTTGATCAGGGTGGTGACCTCGTTGCCGTTGAGGTAATTGGCATCGGTGGCCGGGTTTTGCAGATCCCAGAACACGTCGGCGCTGATGCCGGTGACACCGTTCACTGCAACGTTGGACAGGGTTTTGTGCCAACCCACTTCCTGATCGATCTTGGCGCGTAACCCAAGGGCACGGGCGACGGCCGAGGCCTTTACGGTTTTGTCGGTTGCGGTGTCCCAGTTCTGGAAATCGGGCCAGATCACCATCACTTCACGGGCACCGAAGTTCTCGCGATAGGCGACCGCTTCTTCCTTGGTTTTGCAGTCCCAGGCACTGACGTAGGCAAATGCGCGCAACTGCTGGGCGATGGTGACCAGGGCGGTGGCCACCGGCAGGCTGTCGAGGCC